AATCGGTTACATAGGACTAGCACACTACCTTGCCAAGAACGGAGTATCTTACAACGATTCAGAGGCATGGAAACTGGTCCATGACCTTACTGAGGCGTTCCAATACTACCTCATCAAGTCCACCGTAAACCTTGCAAAAGAGAAGGGTGCTTGTGAGTATAGCAGCCGAACAAAATACGGAAATGGAATTTTGCCCGTCGATACATATAAGAAGGATGTGGATGAATTAGTTCCTAATGAGTTACATTATGATTGGGAGGCTCTTAGAGAAGAAGTACTCCTACATGGAGTCAGGAACAGCACGTTGTCCGCACAAATGCCTTCAGAGAGCAGTTCCGTTGTGTCAAATGCCACAAATGGAATCGAGCCACCTAGAGGTTACCTGTCCGTTAAGAAGTCAAAGAAGGGTCCACTTAAGCAGATTGTTCCACAGTATCAAACGCTCAAGAACAGTTATACGCTTCTGTGGGATATGCCTAATAACACTGGGTATATTAACATTGTTGCTGTGATGCAAAAGTTCTTTGACCAGGCTATCAGTGGTAACTGGAGTTACAATCCCCAGAACTACCCTGATAACGAAGTGCCAGTGTCGGTGATGGCACAAGACCTTCTGACTACATATAAGTATGGTTGGAAGACCAGTTATTATCAAAACACCTACGACATTAAGACTGATGAGGTTGAAGAAACCAAAGAGTCGCTTGAAAGTTTAATTTCTCAATTAGAAAACGCAGAGGAGGAAGAGTGTGAGTCTTGTAAGATTTAAAACTAATAATGATGAAAAACCTGTTGTTGATGCAATGACCGTATTCAATTCAGAAGAGGTAGACACAAAGAAACAACCGATGTTTTTCGGAAAACCACTAGGAGTTCAAAGGTACGATTCTTACAAGTATCCCATTTTTGAAAAACTCACAACTCAACAACTAGGATACTTCTGGAGACCAGAAGAAGTCTCCCTGCAAAAGGACCGCAGTGACTACCACACACTGCGTCCAGAACAAAAGCACATCTTCACCAGCAACCTGAAGTATCAGGTCATGCTGGACTCTGTTCAGGGTCGTGGACCTGGTATGGCGTTCGCTCCATACTGCTCACTGCCTGAACTAGAGGCATGTATGAAGGTGTGGGAGTTCATGGAGATGATCCATAGTCGCTCCTATACTTACATCATTAAGAACGTGTATTCAGACCCTTCTGAGGTGTTTGATACTATCCTTAAGGACGATCGTATTTTAGAACGCGCTGTGTCCGTCACAGAGGCGTATAACGATTTTATCAATGCAGCACATCACTATGATGCTTCCAACGACTGGATACACGCATTAGAACAAGTCCCCACCGCCGTAGAATCAAGGTATGAACTCAAGCGCAAACTCTTCAGAGCAGTTGCAAACGTTAATATTCTTGAAGGTATTCGCTTTTACGTATCATTCGCTTGCAGTTTTGCATTTGGCGAACTCAAGCTTATGGAGGGAAGTGCAAAGATCATCGGTCTAATCGCCCGTGATGAAAACCAGCATCTGGTAATCACCCAAAACATTATTAAGAATTGGAAGAACGGTGATGACCCAGAGATGAAGAGAATTGTTCAGGAGGAAGAACCCTGGGTTTACAAAACCTTTGAAAACGCAGTAAACCAGGAGAAGCACTGGGCAGAGTATTTGTTTAAGGACGGATCTATGATTGGTTTGAACGACAAACTGCTTCAGCAGTATGTCGAATGGATTGCTAATCGTAGAATGAAAGCAATCGGATTAAAACCACTCTATGACATACCAGCAAAGAACAACCCACTTCCTTGGACTGAGCATTGGATTTCTTCAAAAGGTCTTCAAGTTGCACCCCAAGAAACAGAAGTCGAATCCTACATTATCGGAGGAATCAAGCAAGACGTTACCAAAGACACTTTCGCAGGATTTAGTCTCTAGAAGCATTACTGCATACAAAGAAGCAGCAAAATCAGATCACTTCTTGTTTGGTGACTACGACCCATATGAAGCATACAGAGAGTCCTAGGACTCTCTTTTTTTATACCCCTCTGGTTACTGACTGCTTAACTATTACGATACCTTCTACAACCTTATCTACGGTGCCCGTATCACTTACAAGTCTGATGTCGTAAAAGTATCTACCTGCTTTTATATTTTCTGTTGTATCAGCAGTCATGGTGGCAGTCAATCTACCTGTTGCACCTTGACTAAAATCTAATGTAAGGTCTGCTGCTTTTGAAGACGTGTCGTATCTCTTAAGTTGCCCACTACCAGTGTAGTTTGAGATATCTAGTGCGCTGTTGGATGCCTCGTCTTCAAATACAAATGTTTGTGTAAAGTCAGTTCCTGTATGAACTGTTAGATTGGAAATGTAAATTGCCATGTTATTAATTGGTTGTTATTCCCTGTCGGACCATGACAGTTCCTTCTACGACAATTGATCTTGTGTTAGTCCCACTAATCGCAAGAACATCATAAACATATCTGCCTGGTTTCATACTCCCAGTATCAGTGCTACCTATTGATAGTGTCAGTTCTCCATCAGCAGCACTTGTGATGCCAACAGTCATTGATGTGAAACCTACTGAACTAGCAACCTTTCTGATTTGAGAGTGTATTGTATAGTTGCTCAGATCCAACGGTTGATCGCCAGCAGTCATCAATTCAAACCTCTCAGAGAAGTCTGAATGTGTATCAAGAGTAAGGTTTCTTACATATACCGACATTACTGTATCGCGTTTTTTAAGTATTTATGAACCTATATAAGGTGTCATAATGATCTTGAAATGTCTGAGAACCTAAATATTAATATTGATTATGATAATCCTTGGTTATATAACCAAGTACCCTTTGGTAGCGACGACATTGAAGACAACTTTGGGTTTGTCTATCGTATAACCAATACGCAGAATCAGCGCTGCTATATTGGGCGAAAATATTTCTGGTCATTTAGAAAACCGCCAGGTAAAAAACGAAAAGTAAAGCAGGAATCCGATTGGAAGAAGTATTACGGATCTTGCCCAGAACTTAAAAAAGATTTAAAAAAGTTTGGGAAGGAAACTTTCATACGAGAGATACTGAGTCTCCATCACAAACTAAGCGAGTGTAACTACGAAGAAACGAAACAGTTATTCTTAAATAACGTCCTAAGTGAGGCTCTTGACGACGGAACGCCAGCATACTATAATGGTAACATTCTAGGACGCTACATGCGAAAAGATTATGGCAACTTTGGTGGAAACACTCAAACTGACACATGACTGGGCAGTAGACCGTATACATACTCTCTGTGATGAAGACCTTGAGAACGCACACGCGATTCAATCAGAATTCTCTGAGTGGTTAAACCCTGACATCGATGACCATGATGTTTTTTCACTAGAGTACATAGGAGACTAGTATGTCTAACGGTCCTTCTACAGAATTCAAAAAAAGAATTCTTGAAGAAGTAAAAAAACTTTGTGATAAAGGTGAGCATACAGAAGCTTACGAACTATTCAAAGTTTATTATCCAGACAATGAAATGTATGAATACAATTTAATTTATGATTAAATCCTTATTTGTTATGACGCTATCATCAGTGCTGCCTGTGCACGCACTGAACCCGCCTCCACCTGTTGAGGCACCACCTAAGATAGTGAAGACTTGGAAGTGCCCTGACTGTACCCCAAACGAAAAGTATGTTCTTGCTATGCTCCAGAAGCATACCAAGATTTCTGATCGTAATGCTCTTGCTACGATTCTTGGTAACATTAAACAAGAATCAAACTTCGCCACTAATATCTGTGAGGGTGGAGCGAGAGTGTCTTATGAGAACTGCCACTATGGTGGGTTTGGTCTGATTCAATGGACCACTCCTGGACGCTATCGTAGTCTTGGGTCTTTCTGTAATAAGTATGGTCTGAACCCTTCAACTCTTGAAGGTCAGGTTCGCTTCATGATTAATGAGAAAGAGTTTCGAGCAGTGCTACCACGCTTTGAGGGCAGAGGTCAAACTGTCTCTCAATACATGAAACCTGCCTATTATTGGTTAGGATGGGGTATCAAGGGTAATAGAGAATATTACTCATATAACTATACTAAACGAATGGTGTACTCATGATCAAGGCATTTATTCAAAAACTTCTCACCAAACCTAAGAAGGTAGAAACGAGTAAGGATGAAGTGGCTTGCACTGTAGTGTCTGGTAAAGAACCATACATTGGTATTCCAGCACCACTGGTTGCTCCTTATGATCCTTGGTTCGCTCCTCCTATTAAGTCTGAAAAGACTATTATGAAGGAAACTGAAATGAAAATTCAAGAAGCAGAAGAAAAGAAAAATCAACCAGTAACAAATGAGCCTGACAACATCCATGATTTGATGTATAATAAGGCAACCAAAAACCAAAACACAACTGTTCAACTCAATCCTCCTGGTGGTTCTGAGAACTTCCATGAAGGACCTGGTGGTTGGACTTCTGGTAACGGTCAAAATCAATTTCGTTAAATTATGAAAAACTTTATCATTGCAGGTTTGCTTTTGGGAATGTCACTGCCTGTTGGTGCAGAACCCAAAGTCAAAGGTTGGAACACCATGGACGCCATGGGTTGTATGCTACTAAGAGACTGCACCAAAGATGTTCAACGAATCACTAGTATTCAAGATATTCAGAATTATTATCCCGACTCTAATTATTCTGGGGTTGCTGATGAGTTTAACTCAATCCTCAACTCACTTGATAAGATCGGAGTTAAGGTTTTTCTAGGAGACCAAAAGTATTTCCCTAGGATGCATCGTGGTGTGTACCACACTGTGGGAAATAACTTCTTTCTGAATACTCGCTTCATGCATAAACCAGGCACCCTGATGTCTGTTATGCGTCATGAAGGATGGCACGCAGCACAGGACTGTATGGCTGGCACCATTAAGAACAGCATGATGGCAATCATTCATCCAGAAGAAGATGTGCCTGGACTTTGGCGAGAGATGGTAGAGCGAACTTATGCAAACCATGCTGTGCCTTGGGAGGCAGAAGCATTCTGGGCAGGTCACACTGCTAATATGACAAAGGATGCACTTGAAGCTTGTGCGTCATCTACACCTATGTGGGATATTTACCCACCCACACCACTCACTAAAAAATGGTTGAAAGAAGAGGGTTACATTAAATGATGTATTTGATTGCAGCACTGGCACCAGTTTTTATCACCAGTCCTATTACTAAGCAACCTGTAGAGGTTCCTACAGCAGTTGTGGATAAGTGTCAGTCTATTATGGAGTTTGATGTTCGTAGTGAGAACAAGACTGAACTGGAAGATTTGAGGACACTTGACTGTTACTATATGAATATGGGTCACTACAGTCTTCCTATGGATTTGTATTTTCCCAAAGAGAGGTATCCTCGTCGCTAAATAAAGCTGACTTGCTTCATATAGATGCCCGAGGAAATCAAAAAGGATGAACCTAAGAAAAAAGGTCCACTCGGTAAACTTAAAGAGAAAGCAGAGGATTCAGAAGAGCAACTGGCAATTCTTAGTACCTTTGTCCGTCTTGGTATTCTTGTGTGGTCTGGAGGCATACTTACGCTCGCATACATCAAACTACCCGCTGCTCTTGGAATCCCCGAGCAAAAACTTGACCCAACCTTCATCGCGTCCGTCTTCACCGGAGTTCTAGCAACATTCGGTGTTCAGACTGCGAAGAAGGGTGCTAATGGTTCTGCTGCTGGTGGTGGTATTAGCAAAGCAGATCTACAAAAACTGATTGATGCTGCTGCTCAAACGGCACCAGCACAGACAATCAGAATTGAGCAAGGTCCAGTCAAGATTTCGGGAGTGAGTGATGGAGAACCCCCAGTCAAACCAACAATCTAAATCACCTTTTAAATGGGCAGCACTGACGGTGGGAACACTGTTTGGTGTTGCTCATCTTGGTGTCTTGGGACATCTTCTGAATCAGAAAGAGGTGCCTATTATCAATCTGCCTGTGGGTGATTATACTTCTTATACAGTAGAGGCAGGTGAGACTGGGTATCGGATTCAATACAATGCGAACGACCCCAAAGTAATGGGTGTGAGAAAATATGTTGATAAGAAGAATGGATTCTTTGGTATAGGAGGTAATACTTTTATAACCACAGAAGAAGAATATACTATGGATGGTGCTAAGCATCTTCAGGGTGGTGGCTTGGGAAAGTTAACTGCAAAGAAAGTAGAGTGCATCAAGGCGGAAGGTGGTGGAGAAAATGCCGGTAGAATGGTAGGCGCTACTGCTGGTGCCGCTCTTGCTCCTACAATATTATCAATACCATATATTGGGTGGCTTGCTGCCGGTTGGGTTGCTATGTTTGCTCAGGATAAAGGTGCCGACATCGGTGGAGATGTTGCTACAATGTTAAACGATTGCGAAGAGGTAGAATAATGTTAATATATTTGGCAGCACTATTTGTAGTGACAACTATTATATTTGGTTTTGTAAAAGGTGAGAACGATTATTATGATTCAGACGACTACGATGGAAACGGAACCGCTCATTAACTTACAATGAAGCACTCATTGATACTTGTAGCATGTTTCACACCACTTGCTGCTATCTACATAGTGATGAAACTGGCTGTATGGCTCTCCGCAATCAACGCTGAAACCGATTATGTCAGAAAAGAACCCTTTAGAAAACGAGGACCCTTTGTGGAGAACCCATATGAGGACGTTGATGAAGAGGAAGAGGAGTATGGAGATCGCACAGATTATAGATAAGGCGTTAGAAGAACATTATTCAGAGTTAGGATTACCAGTACCAAACTGGAAGCGTAGTAAGAATCCTGACTGGTGGATAGAGTATCTTATAAGTTTAGGTCTGCATCCAGATAATTATGAGTTATGATCCTACCCAACCTGTTTGGGAAATATTTGTAATGATGATACTCCTTCTTATAGGAGTTGTCTATTGTATTGTCTATATAATGAGATATGATGATATGAATTATGACCACATTATTAGCACAAGCACAACTGAACCTGGTGGAAGCGTGGAACATGAGTTGGGGGGAGGGAATTCAGTTCCTCCTGATGCTGACGTTCCTGTATTGGTTGAAGAAGAGAATCGACCTGAACTTCGAGAAGAAGAAGGCGAAGACGACAATTTACAGAGTGAAACTTGAAGAACAATGATTTCCCACATATTCATCTTCGGATTTATAACACTACTAACTATTACTATGGAGTTGACCTGGCCTGTTAAGGGTAGGTCTTATGTGGAAGGTAAAGAGTGTGCAACCACTGCTCTTGCAGAAAAACATGTAAAATCAATTTCAGTATTGGAGGTTGAAAATGACTCAAATGAATTTAAAGGAGAGACACAAACTCCTGATTTATAGATTCCAACAGAAGTTTGATGTATCTGACTATGGAGTTTATTGGATTTCCTTCATCAAAGGATTAATTATTGGAGCAATTTTATTATGAAAAATTTACCAATACCATTATTTACATTCTTAGCAGTTCAAGTATGCACTGCTGTATGGTGGGGTTCTCAGATAGATCATAAGGTAAGACTTGTGGAAGAGAATCGTAGATTTATCGACTCGGTTATCATTCCTTCTTATAAGATTAATACCAATTGGAAGAACCCACACTTTGAAACATGGGTAAAATCAGGTGGGTGGAAAAATAAGTAAACTTACTTTAGGAGAATCATGCAAAAAATCGTAAACGTATTAGCACTAGTATCATTCGGTGTATCCGCTGTCGTTGTCGCTGGTGGTACCTATGTCTATCTGAACAAGGACGCCATCGTAGATAACGTCAAGGACGGTGTTACCAAGGCAGCAACAGAAGCAATCACAGAGGCACTGCCTGGTATGCTTGATAGTGCTGTCCCATCAGTCCCTACTGAAACAGGATTGCCCATTCCAAAACTTTGATGGAAATCCCCAATATTAATGTACAGAACATAGATATCCCAAGAGCACGGG